TTTTACACAATGGCTTGGGCTTGGTTTTTTCTCCGAAAAAACGCTGTCGGCAGTAATGTTGGTTTTGTGTTTGTAATGTTAATTGTTTATCTCAAGCCACTGTGTAAAGAAGCAAAACGTTGGCAGTAATGCTACAAGACACCACCAGCCTTTTCAATAGCCAATTTTGCTTTATCCCAAGCATCGTGTTTTCTGTCAGATATTTTAACAACCTCGATTAGTGCTTCCAATAAATCAGGTGAAGCTGAAATTAGCCTTGCGTTTGCTTCCGCTTCAACTAATCCTGTTGCAGATTCTAATGTTTTGCAGATATGATAGTTATTTATGTTTTTACATTCTTTACAACCCTTTTCTGCTTGTACAAGAAATTCTCTTTCCCATTTTTTGTTTGAGAATTTAGACTTCTCAAAAGTCCAGTTACCTTTAGTGTATGACATATTTATAAATTTTAATTTAGTTTGACAAAAAGCACTACTGCCAACAATACATATACAAAAGCAGGGCAGAAGTGCAAACTTTCAGCTTTTGTACGTTGATTCAACTTTCGGAAGTAAACAAACTTTGGTATTTCAAAGCCCTGCCTTCGTATATGCTCAACGTTATAACTCATTTTAAAAAGCGTCTAAAACACGCCCTCCAAAAATTGAAGCATAATCTTTCGCTACTTTGTAACACATCCTTTCGGAAGTTCTACCGTCGTTGTATAAAACTCTGAATTTTCCTTTGTTTCTATTATTTCCTCTACCTTCGTAAAAGAATAATTTATAATATTGCCGAAGAAAAAAACGAGTTATAACACGTGTTTGGCAATATTTCTGCATTTGGCTTAATTTAAACATTGTTTTGTGTTTTTAAAATTAGTTATTAATCGAAAAATAGTGTGTACTTTCACGAAACATCGCCAAGCCCGAAACCGTTAGCAAACAGTCTAAACGAAATTATCGTTATAAAAGACATTTGCCAATTCTATTGCTTTTAAAAATGCTTCATTTCTTGTTTTAAAATATTCGGTTTCTATTTTTGAAATTTCCATTCCGTCAATAAATCCGTCAAAACTTAAACCTCCATAATGAAATCTTGGCTTTGTATAAATATTTAATCCAACAACATCAAACCATTCTACTAAATAAGCAATTTGTACTACTATTGGAATATCATAAAACATTACTTTGTATGGAGCAACATTTTGTCTATCTAACCATTTTTCAAAGTCTAATTTACATTTATCCGAAATCAAGACCGATTTGCTAACAGTGGTTTTGTCGCATTGTGGCACTTGGGTATTTTTTGAAAGTTCAGTCATAATTTTAAAATTTAGTTTTTATTTATTAAGTTTGTTTTTAAATCGCCACAACGACGACAAAGCCACAAAACGTTATATGAAATGCCTTGCTGACCGTTTCCAATTGAAATTCCGTGAAGGAAAAACAAAAAGAAAAAAGCCACCGCACTTCTATTTTTTCAAAATAGTTGGGTTTGCATTGTGTGTTCTTCAAAGCGTTTCCATCCTTTTTCGTGATATTCTTCGTCTATTTCGCATACATCCAAGTCAAATTTATAATCCCAACAAGCCTTTGCAATACTATGAGAACCTCCGTGTGTATCAAGTATATTCCACCCTTCTTTTGCGTATGTTTCCAATAAGTATTTATACAATTCATAAGGCTTTTCAGTTAAATGAAACCTATCATTATTATTCCCAAAATGCTCAAACATTTTCGCTACTTTGTCAAATGAAGTCCAAGCGTATTCCCATCGGCTAAATGTTGGCATATATTGTTTTTTATCCCAGCACAAAATCCCTCTTGTTGGTGGTAAGTCAAAGTAATTTCCACCCCACACAATTTGATTTTCAGACACTCTAAATAGTTCATCCCAATATTCTTTTGTTGGCACATTATCCCACTGTTTGTCTTTATACTGCTTTTTGTATTTTTTCATTACATCTTTTCCAGCACCATCTACAAGCCTATTTCCTAAGCCATAAGGCGGGTCAACTATTGCAAGTTTGTAATAGTTATCAGGCTTTGTTTTCATAAATGCTACATTGTCGCAATTAAAAAAATTAATATTTGCCCTCCCTTTTTTTTCTTTTTGTTTTTCTATTCCGTTCATCTAATTAAATTTTGTTGTTAATAAGTCGGCACTTCATATAACACGGGTTTGGCAAAATGGCTTTCCGACACACAAGCCAACGCACAAAAGCCACTTCGCCAAGCCCGATAACGTTAGCGGTAATGCCAATCGACACCCTAAAATGGCAGACCACTTTCATCAGACAATATTTTATTGACCTCATACCCATCTTTTATATCATCAAAATTCATTTTTGGCAACCTATCAGGATTATCAAATCTGTTTCCATCTATCATCATATCACTACCGAAATAATCAATGATTGGCACTAAATGAGAATGGTTTTTGTAGTATGAATTATCAATACACCAACAACCAGTAGCATCATTATAAACAACAGGATAAAAAGATGTAATTGTTTCTCCGTCTTCTAAAGTTTCATCATCTCTTAAAAAATCGCCTTCATAAATTAATCTCCCGTTCCTATCCTTTAACATAGTGCATATTGATATTCCAGTAGTGTAACTATCTATCAATATGTGTTCACCAGTTCCAATGTCTTCATTATCTCTTACAATAAAGTTTTGGTTCACACCTCTATCGCAATTGTTGTATAGGTAGCCAAAAACCCATATTCCGTTTGATTTGGCTCTGTAATGTGTATTTGTCATTTCTTTAAATTTAATCAGTTTAACAAGGCACATACCGCTAACATAGTGTTGCCAAAATGGGGGCGGAAGTGCATTTAATGAACATTTGTACTGTGTTCGACAGTAGTGCTTTTAATGGGCTTTTGTGCTATAAATCCCCCACTTCGGCAACACTCGACCGTTATAAGCCATTATAAGAACCGATATGCAAATGATACCATTTATTAAAAGTTTCATTTGCTTTTCTGAAATGGTTTAATCCTTCCAAAGGGTAGTTAATATCCGCTTTTCTTAAAACTTCTTTATGCCAAGGCATTCCGATAGATATGTGTAATTTAAAAAACTGAATATCTAAACAGTTTGAACCTCTTGATTTCCAAAAATTACAGAACCAATCTCTTTTTTCAAATCTTATCCAAAATACCCAAGGATAACGGCTTATAACATCAGTTTGGCAAGATTGCGGGTTTTGTTTTTTACTTTTAAGCATTGTTTTTTAATTTAAAGTTAAATTTGTGTTTGCGGGTTTAGGTCTTGAATCGTCCGCAACCTCGCCAAGCTGACGGACGTTAAATGATAGTTTGTGAATCGTGCAATCGAACAACTTTTTTTATATATTCACGATTAACAAATCTGTTTTTTTCAATTCTATATTCTTCATCGAATCTATAACATATAATTTCTTCCGCTTTACCATTGTAAAAACAAGAAACTAAATATTGATTTTTTGGATTAAACCTTGCAAAAAAATGTCTGCATTGCTCATTTTCTAAACTAAAACCATTACATTTTTGTACGTGTTCAAAAAATTGTTTTCTTTGGTTATCATTCATTTTATGATAATGTCTTTCTGAAAAATCATCAAAACACATTGACCTTGCAATTGGTCTTGGTGGAATAACTGATTCAGCTAAAAACATAAGTTCAAAAAAGTCTATAATAAAACCATCATTTAACACAGGTTTTGTGCTATTGCTTGGTTCGGTGTTTAAATTTTGTTTAGTCATAATTTGTATTTTTTAGTGTTTAAATTAAAGTTTCGGTTTATTTTTACGCAACAGGCACAAAGCCTGATAACGTTATGTGAAATCTTTTGCGTAACGATGAAACCTATTTAAAACTTCATTTCCGAAATTTTTAACATCGTTTTTTATAAAGCAATTAAAAAAGTTTTTATTTGGAATTAAGTAATCTTTGGCAAATAATTCTAAAACTACATAATCAATCAAAGGAGAGCCATCGCTTAAAGCATTTTCAATCAAATGTTTTATTTCTATTTTCCAAAATTTATTGTAATCTAAATTTTCAATAATTGGAGTTTTTAATCTGCCAAATTCTTGAATTTCTTTTAACGTAAGAGTTCCTTTTATTGTTCCAGTTATTTTCATATTTATAATTTATAAGACTTCACATAACAAGTGTTTTGCGATGATTTTCGGCTTTAGGTTAATATTAATATTTGTTTTGTACTTGTAATTTTTGGTAATCAATCGAAAGTTAGGGTGTACTTTTGGCAACATAGTTTAGCCACCATACGTTAACAGTAACTTTACTCAGCAGAACGGTTAAGAACTCGATTAAACTTACTGTCGCTATTTTTAGTTGGTAATTTATTTAGATATTCAATTAAAAACTTTGTTGTTGGATATTTTTGATTTATAGGAAATCCGCTTTCTTCATCAAATTCTTTTGCAGTTTCCCAAAATATATGCTGTTTCAAACTATCAACAACGCTATGAGAATCACCTTCGCCCCAATAATCTTGAGTCCATTCGTGTAATTCAGGTAAACATTCTTTAAAAGCATATTTATTTTTACCTTTTCTTCTTCTTTTTCTTTTACCATACAAAAGATATTCCCAACCTAAATGTTTTAAATCTATGTTTAGAAGCTCAAAAACGCCTTTTCTATACATTAGTTTTAAAATTCTTTTTTCGTCTTTCAAATGTTTTTTGATATATTTTTTCATAATTAAAAAAGCTACTGTTAACATAGCATTGCCAAAAAAGCGAGTTAAGGCAAACTATGATGTTTTTTTGTGTTTGTTAAGTTTTAGCTAATCCGAAAATACTCGCTTACTTTTTCGCTTCTTCGGCAATGCTCCGCCGTTATAGTCAATGGCTACTTTTTGTTTTTATAAGAACTTATATTTTTACTCATACTAAAATAAATAATTGTAAAAACTATTGCTCCAAATGTTATAATTCCCCAACCATCTATTTTATCAGGTGCTTTATAAGTTAAAAATATTGTTGCTATCCAACACATAATTGAACACCATTTCATTTGTCTTTTAAAGTTCTTTGCTTCTTTAATAAATTCTTCACTCATAATAAATTCAGTTTTAAATACCCACAACGATTTGCTAACATCGGTCATACGCTATTTCGGTTTTGGGAATGTTTATGCTTATTTAAGCAATGACCAATTCAACATAACACCCACTTTCATATCCTTTTATTTCTTTAACTCCTAATATACGAGCGTACTTAAAAGAATGCGAAATAGTATTGTCTTTTGCTAATTGTTTGGTTAGCGTGTTATACTTTACACCCACGGCTTCCGCAAACTTCTCTTGGGTAAGTCCGCTTTCAAAAATTAAAGTCCTTAATGTTGTATTCATAATTTTATATTATTGTTTTTAATGGTACAAATATAGTTAAAAAATAATTACCACCAAACAAAATACTAAAAAAAGTAAAAAAAATATTTTTTTTTGTAAAATATTTGCAAGTCTAAAAAATAGTTGTATATTTGTCAAACAATTTAAAACAAATAATTATGAAAAAAGGATTTTTAATTGCAACTATCGGACTACATTGTGAAAGTCATTATTTAGCGTTATTATGCGCTTGTGTAGGTTTAGTATTAATTTTTAAAAGTAAATAAGATGTCAACAAAACAATTAATTTCTGAAAAAGATATTGAAAAAGCAATGAATGAAGCTTACAAAGATTTAGGTCATAATGCTTATTTTGGTAACGGGTTTAAAGCAGGGGTTAGATTCGCAATCGAAAAATCAAAAGCACCTGAAATGCTTGAAATGTTGAAAATATTAGTAGAGCAAAATGATTTAGGAAATCAAATAGGACAATTTGATTTAGCAAGACAACTAATAAAAGAAGCTACTGAATTATGAGTAACTATCCATTAGGTGCAGAAAACGACCCACACGCATCATACAACAAAGAAGAAGTTCAAGGCGAAACGATAGGTTTATTTGAATACCTTGAAAATTTAGAAATGCCTTACGAGTTTAGATGTGAGTTACAAAAGTTTGAAAAGAATAGAGTTTCAGCATATCAATTACTTACTATTTTATCAAGTAATTTAAGTGTTTTAAACAACAGGGATATTAAATTAGAAATTGTTAAAATTAAAAGACTTTTGCAAGAACCTCAAATCTTTATCGAAAATGAATGATACAATTTTAAAATCAGAAACAAGAAATCAATTAAAAGATTTAGTTGATAGAATTGAGAAATTAAAGTTAGATATTAAGTCAATTAATCCTTTGTATTTTGAGCAAGGTTTTGGATTTACAGATGAGCAATACAAAAGTATAGCAAGGTATAAAAAACTAAAAAAAGAGTACAGAAAAAAAATTAACCAAATAATTAAAACATTATGAAACTAATAATAGAGGTATTAGACGGAAAATGGACTGTTAACGGAAAATTACTAAATGAGTTAACTCCGAACGAAAAAAATGCGCTTGACCAATTTATTAAAAACTATGATTATGAAGTAAACAAATAACAAAAAAAAGCGAGATTAATAATTTAGTGATTTGATTTTATATAACTCGCATCAAGCCTATTGAAGTAGAGTAGGTAGGCTTTAATTTAAAACTAAAAAATGACACCAAACGAATTAATAAAAGTAATTAATAAGGCTTTGAAATTAGATATTACAAGTAAAAGCCGAAAACGTGAAAACGTTTACGCTCGATTTATATTCTACAACAAATTAAGATACTCAAAAGAAAAGTACTACTCTTTTCAAAATATAGCTGATTACTTAAACAAAGACCATGCAACAATTATTCACGGACTAAAGCAATACGATATTTTAAAAGAATACGATGACTTTAAAGAAATTATAAACAAAGTTGAAACTGAAATAGAACGTTCAGGAGGTTACGCAACTAATAGACTTGAAAGACTTTTTACTAATCATTTTGAAATAAGAAAATACAATGAAACACGCACCAAGTAAACACAGCGTACGCAATACAACAAAGAACCAAAATACAGCTATTTGTTACAGCGAAAAACAAGAACAACGACAGCAAGCTATTGAAAATGCAAAACTATTCGATACTTTGCCACATTTGAAATATGGGACTATTAAATACGATTTGAAAAGATGAAAGAAAAAGAACATAAATTCCCTTATAATTGGACTTTAAAAGATGCAAACTTTACAAAAGATAAAGGCAAAGTATTTAGTTGTTTTGCTTGTGGTGGTGGTTCAACAATGGGTTATAAATTGGCTGGATTTGATGTAATAGGACACAATGATATTGATAAGAAAATGATTGAAGTTTATAAAGCAAATCATAATCCTAAATATTCATTTTTAGAAAGTATTACAACTTTTGCCAAAAGAAAGGATTTGCCTAAAGAACTTTACGAACTTGATATTTTAGATGGTTCTCCACCTTGTAGCAGTTTTTCAATGGCTGGAAATAGAGAAAAAGACTGGGGAAAAGAAAAAGTATTTAGAGAGGGACAAGCCGAACAAGTTTTAGACACATTATTCTTTGATTTTATTGATTTGGCAAAAAAACTACAACCAAAAGTTGTTATTGCTGAAAATGTAAAAGGTTTATTAATGGGAGAGGCTAAACAATATGTAATTAAAATTTATGATGCATTTGACAAAGCCGGATATTATTGTCAACATTTTTTATTAGATGCTTCAAAAATGGGTGTGCCACAAAAAAGAGAACGTGTTTTTTTTATAGCATTAAGAAAGAATTTAGCACAACCTTTTTTACATTTTGCTGATATGTTTACGGAAGTTCCTAAAATAGAATTGAACTTTAACGAACCCGAAATAAAGTTTAGTGAAATAAAACAAAAAAATGGACCTATAACAAAAAACAATAAATTAGCAAATAGTGAAAAAATTAGATGGGATTTGAGGGAGTTTGGAGATAGTTCTTTAGCTGATTGTGATTTTAGATTGCGTGGTAAAAATAGTTTTTTTAATCAAAGTTTCATTTATAATGACAAAGTTTTACAAACATTAACTGCAACTAAAATAGGTTGGAATATTTTATTTGATGAACCAAGAAAATGTACAGATTTAGAATTTTGTTATGGCGGAAGTTATCCAAAAGATTATAATTTTATTAATAACGAACCGGGTTATTTAATAGGAATGAGTGTACCGCCAATAATGACCGCTCAAATTTCAACACAAATATACGAACAATGGTTGTCAAAAATATAAATAAAATAATATGAAAAACCACGACCCACAAACAGAACTCGAACTAATTGCAATGGGTTGCATAATTGTAGCTTTAATTTTAGGACTAATTATTTTGCGGTTAATTTTGAATTGAGTATATTTGCTAAACAAACGACAAGTAAGGC